ATTGTACTTTAGATTAAGCTACTAAATTCAATATATTTTAACAGGTTTGAATGTCCTATATATTCATAACTAACTGATAATCAAACACTGTAAAGTTTAGGTTAAGTTAAAAGTTGTATAAATATCAATTCTGTATAGCTTGAACTTCTACCAATTCTAGAACAGAAATTTTTTAGATTAATGTATTGCAAGTTATAAATTAATGCTTAATTGAATATGGAAGAATTGTTAATTAATGTAACAGAGAACAATGTTAGACAGGTACACTATAGGTTAAGATTTATACTGAGGTGTCCAAAGAGTGATAGGCTGACTAATATATACGGCTCAGTCTGGATAGGTGGGAAGGGTTATAAAATTCCAACAGGTGTAAAAGTAGTGCCTAGTCAATGGAGTACAACTAAGCAGGTAGCAGTAATAAGTAACCTACAAAGTAAAGTAGATAACCATAACAATAAGGTAGCAAATGACAGAATAGAAGAGATTAAAGCTAGATTTTCAAAATATTTATCTTATCTTTGCGAAACTAATGTAAAGTGTAGTATTGACAAACTAACAGAATTTATAGGCGGTATGAAACAAACTATAACGGCAACCGAGCTAATAACTAAGGCTTTTGATTACCTACACCCAAAGCCAAAGGAGGTGATAGGTAGAGTTGACACTAGAAGGGTATATCTAAGTAGGTTGAATAGTTACTTAGACTACTTAAAGGAGAAGAAACTAACTAAGCTAGATGTCTTCACACAGGCAGGCTTAAACGCTTATACTAGGTACTTATTAGATAAAGGGGAAAGTATTAGTAGCGTTAACTTTAAGTGTGAGCTAATAGTTAGGCTTGTTAATAAGGTGATTGCAGTAGAAGAGCCGTTTATAAAGTACAAGGTAAGTGGTGGTTTAGTGTATAATAAGAAGAAGGATAATAGAAAAGATAAAGGTAGGTTTGCACTGACACAGGAGGAAATACAGGCACTAGAAAAGGTTGAGATAGACACTAAGATTAAATATAGCTATTCTGATATTGTACCTTTTAATATACAGAAGGTTAAGGGTAAAGTGTTAGAAGAGTATAGGGATATATTCTGCCTACAATGTCACATAGGGCAGCGGTCTAGTGATATGGTACAACTACTTGAATATATAGTAGGTGTGAACTTGGATAGAATTAAACGGATAGAGGCAGACGGTGAAACTTACTTAGAGCTAAAGACTAAGAAAAGTAAGTATAAAGAATCAGCACTTATCTTAGTTGATGATTACTTAGAGTCATTCATAGCTAAGTATCGTAACGGCTTTGAACTTAAACTTAAAGAGCTAGATAGTGGTAGACTGTATAACTATGGAATTAGACTACTAGCTAAGTTTGCAGGAATTGATAGAGAGATAACCTACAGAAACGCACAGGACGAGGAAATAACAGAACCAGCCTACCTTAAAATATCTTCTCATTGTGCAAGACATACATATATCACAAACAAACTTAGAGAAGGTGTAAATCCAGAAAGACTAATATATACAACAGGTCATAGCTCGGATGTAATGGTAAGGAAGATTTATAACCACCTAACAAGTACAGACAAGGCTAAGATGATTACAAAGGAGCTAGGGAAGATAAGGATGGATAAGGCAGTAGAAAATCCCCCCACCACCGCAAAAATAGAGGAAGGGTTTAAGTATGCAGGGTTTAAGAAGACTGAGACCCTAAGAGTTGATTTGGTGGAGTTAGTGGGGGATAAAAGGTGTGTGGCTGCCTTAAAGTATATCCACGCAAAACAGGGCAGCCTAGAAGATATTAGTAAGTGGTTGAATAAGAACGATATAGAACTAAGCGAGATAATCAAGGCACTTATACAGGCTGAGGTTAAGTGCGTGGGGGATGATAAGGCAGAATTTGGGAAGTGGGAAAAGTATCTATTCACTTTGCAGGGTAACTTATTGAAAATGAATGAATTAAAGAAAATGTGGACCTAGATAGATTAGGCAGGGGGAAACCAAGGTAGAGGACAGATGTACAGTGATGTATATTTGTCCATTTTTTATGTCTATACCGTAACTTACATTAAATCAGATAGTTACATGAGAAACACAGGACGGCAAGGGTTGATTAGGTAAAGTGTTGATATTCAGTGTGTTATGTAATATTGAAGGAAAATTAGAGTAGATTATGTAGGGGGTGGGGGATATGGGGGTATGTGGGGCAGAAAAACCATGAAAAACACCACTATAAACCCCCACGGCCTCAAGTTGCCACCCGATTTTAGCCCCGAAAATGGCTCAATCTCTTATAAGTGTATAACGTGCGTGCGTATGTGCGAACATTTTATAATATGCAATTTTTTAATAAGCCCCTATTTTGTCCCTTAGACTTGATAGGTGTATGTGATGGTAAGTATTGAAGACTTATCAATGATTGAAAGTACATTTGTTATCTAGTAATGGTAATAAATGTAGGTGGGAAGGTCTACAACCCTTAACTGTAGATAAAGAAGTCATTTGTTATCCTGTAGTGGTAATAAATGCAAGTGTTAAGGTCTACAATCCTTAACTATGACAGTAAAACTAACCAGCTTTGCCCAACTTGAAAAACACAGAGGCAAGGCACAAACTAGGAGGAACATGATAAACAATAAACAAGAATCATGGAAAAACATTAAAGGATATGAAACCTTTTACAAGATTAGCAGCCTAGGACGAGTGAAGAGCCTAGCAAAGACAATCACTAGGAAAGACGGTGAAGTTAAAAACCTAAGTGAAAAGATAATTAAACCATTCCTAACTAAAAAGGGCTATAAGCAGATTGTACTAACTAAGGATGGTGCTAAGAAGAAACACTACATACATAGATTAGTTGCACAAGCCTTTATACCAAACCCAAACAACCTACCAGAAGTTAATCATATCAACGAGGATAAGCTAGATAATGATGTAGTTAATCTAGAATGGCTTAGTAGGATAGATAACATGAGATACGGTACATTACAGGCAAGGAGAGCTGAAAAAGCTAAGAAGACTGTAGAAGTGTTAGATAGTGCAGGAACTGTAATAGAGGTCTGTAGGGGGCTGAAAGATACTGCTATGAAATATAATACCACTAACTACTATATAAAAAGGTGTAGTAAGGACGGTGTAGATTTGATAGGACGTGGTTTGTGTAATGTTAACTTTAGAATCAGATAATACTATGATAGGAATTATATACAGGTGGACTAATAAGAAGAACTGTAAGAAGTATGTGGGGCAGACAGTACACCCTAGAAAAAGATACCTACAACATCTGAGAGGTGAAAGGGCAGACAGTCAAATGATAGACAGGGCAATACTTAAATATGGTGCTGAGAACTTTGACTACACCGTACTACTAACTATTCATGCTGATACTAGGGAGGAACTTAGGGGACTACTAGATGAGGCAGAGATAGCAAGTATTAGATTAGAACAAAGCTATTATAAGACTGGACTAGGGTATAATATGACACTCGGAGGGATGACTAGGGGAAGTTATACACACACTGAAACTACTAGGCTAAAACTAAGTAAGATGAAGAAAGGACAAAAACTAAGTGAGGCTGCTAAGAGAAATATAGCAGAAGGACATAGAGGGCTGAAATTCACTGACCTACATAAATCCAACCTACAGAAAGCACATAAGGCCGATATGAAGCACGTAAGACAGTTAACAGTTGATGGGGTGCTAATTGCTGAGTATGATAGTATTAAGGCAGCAGAAAGGACGACAGGGATTAATAGAGGCGGTATTAGTGCTTGTATTAACGGTAGACAACAACGTACCACAGGCAGAGACGGTATTAGTTACAAGTGGAAAATAGCAGGATAAACTATGAAGAGTAATAAGGTATTAAGTATTGTAGGCGGTGTTCTATTTATTATTGGAACAGGCCTATTTATGAAGTGTGAACAGATTAAAGCACAACAAGACATAGCACAAGCAGGGTTTCAAAAAGCACTAGTAGAGAAGAGCAAGGGACATGAGAAAGCAGAACTGAATGATAGTATAGTGTGGGAAGTAAACAGATAAAAAACTATGAAATACAATATAATAAACTGTAAGAATGAACTAATATTGAGTACTTATAATGAGAATGAAGTACTAGTAATGATTGGATGTAAGAGCCGTGAATATATAGACTACTTACTGAAAGGAACTATTAAAAGATTGAATGGCTATAGATTAGAACTAGCCTAACCAAATATAAATCCTAGTGCGTGGCGGATCGGGTCACTACTTTTCGATAAGACACTAGGAACTCTCTAATTTCAAAACGCAAAAAGGCGGCGTTTGTTAATTTATTTTTTAGGGTAGGAAGGTCAGTGATGATAGATACTACCCAATGTCTAAGCACGGAAAAGGACGACACACGGAAAACCACTGTATAGGCTCAAATCGAAATAATCCCCTCGATAATGTCTAAAACAGTCTGAGCAAGGTGAGTAGTGGGTGTTCGTGTCGATGTAGTACGTGCTGACTAAGTGGGTTGTCGGTTAGTGATAATAGATGACGGCTTAGAGTGACAAACAGTAAAGCTAGGATAAGGTTGTCTGCCCAGCCCCTAGCAATGACAGGTTTTTATAGGGTAACTTATAAAGACAGGGTTAGTATAGTGGGCTTAATACTAAGTCCCTCCAAATTCAACTACTATACTACCCCTTAAAACGTCAACTATAATGCAGGTATAGAAAGCCCCAAGTGTGTAAGGTAGGATTAAAACTACCTAGGCACTACTTTTCGATAAGGCTTGGGGTACGAGCTTTTAAGAACGTGATGGGGGTAGAGGACTGAGCTACTATAAATAAAGACAGTCAAAAGTTGAAAGACACCGCAACTATAATTTAAAGTACTTTTTGGGTAGTCAAAATTAGATACTCTCCTAAGTTCTTCAAGTACTTTAGGAAAGGGTGACACAGTTAGGTATAGGGATGTTGGGACTACTAGTATTGCTCAGATAGTAGGGCTGATTGAACTACAGACTAACAAAAACATGACAGCTGGCTAATAAGGCTAGCACTTAGAATAATAACTTAAAATATTATTCTCCGTCTTCAAAGTCTCAACGAACTTAATCTATCAATGAGTAAGTATTCGAGATGAGCAATCCCCTAGCGTATAAGGCAGGATTTAATCCATACCTGCCTCGATTACTACCCTTCAATGTGGACTAGGGGAACAATGGACTATTAAACTATTACAGATATGAAGGAAGACAAAGATTTTAATGTAACTGTAAGCCTAAGTAAACAAGGGTATCAGAGTAAAGATGAATGTAGAGCAGCGGTAATGAATGATAAGCCTAAGATGGCTGAACTAGGGATAACTGAGACTATGAGATTTAAGAGGACAACACTAAGCCTACCTAACCTACTAGACAGAATAAGACACGGTTATAGTATGTGCGGCTTGTATAATTATGCAGTGGGGAAAAAGGTTTGGATTAATACTAGTACAGGAAAGTCTTATTATACACTACCCACTGAAAAGGACGGCTATATGAAACGTTGTATTAAGAGGTCTGAGTTTTGGTGTGGGTCGCAGGTTGTATGTATTGATATAGATGAGACGGCCTATACTGACATACCAACCTACTTAAATAAACTATCATACCTACCTACTTTCTGCTATGCAACATTCAGCGACAAGCCAGAATCTAGAAGGTTTAGGCTAGTATATGTGATGTCTAAGGTGTTGAAGTTGAATGAATTTAAGGCAGTATCAACAGTATTACATAGGGAGGTAGAAAAAGATACCCTAGAACGTTGTAAAGACTGTTGTGGTAAAGTTGAAACGCAGTATTTTAATGGATGTTCCTCAAATTCAGAGTGTTACTGTAGCGACCTAGTGTATGACTTGAAAGATATAAGGGGGTATTATGATGTACTCTTAGACTTGATAGCAGAAGAGGAAGAAGAACAGAAGATAGCAGTAGACCCTAAACTAATATATGACCTAAAGAACTTAAGCTATGGGAAGGTGCTAAAAAACTACTATGGAAAGTTTGAGTACTACTATAGGTCTAAGGTTGAGTTTGAGGAAGGACAGGAAATTAAGTTAGTTAGCGAAGAGAACGGCTACTATGAACTTTACTACAGATGGGAAAATGACCAGCCTAAGAAATATGTAGACGGTGAACACAGGAGAGCTAAGATGGGTAATTATGCTAGGATGCGTAGATTGATAAAACCAGATGTAACAAGTGACGAACTCCTACTTAACTTGTATATAGACCGTGAACGTTTCTTTGATAACTCGGATGATGTACTGACTATTGATTACTTGGTTGGGGTTGTAAAGAAAGCAATGAGAAAAGACCTACCTACACTACAGGCTGAGTATGAAGAGTCTAGAAAGGTAATCAAAAAAGTAATGAAGTCAGATTATCACCAAAAGAAAGTAGTAGTTAATACAGGACTAGTGAGTAGGAAACTAGAACGTGGTAGAATGCAAGGACTAATTAATAGAGGTATCAAGGAATGGAACTACTATGAAATTGACTTGTACTATAACCCAGAATTGACAGTAAAGGAAAATTTAGACAGTCTTAAGAAAAACGGTATAGAGGTTTGTGAGAAGACCCTATATAATTACTGCAAGGATAGAGGTATAGTACTGAAACTTACCGATGATGACCTAAGAAAGCTAATCAATCCTAACCTAAGTGTACGTAAAAACCTAGAGAACATCAAGGGACAGGGTTATAAGGTTGGAATAAACAAGGTACAGAAAATTTTAAGAGAGTTGAACGATAATAATAACCAGTCCCAACCCTAAACGATAAAAGGGGAGGGACACTAAAACATTAAAAATATGAAGACAGTAGATTACGTTAAAATTGAAAGTCTGTATAACACTAGATTAAGCATACAGGAGAACTTAGAGGTATTAAGACAGAAAGGTATAGAGGTAAGTGAGAGAACCCTATATAGATACTGCAAGGATAAAGGTATAGGTGATAGACTTAGTGATGATGAGCTGAGACACTTGATAGACCCAATGCAGACAGTAAGACAGAACCTAGATATACTGAAAGGGCAAGGGTACAGAATAGGTAATAAGAAGGTTTGTAAGATATTGAAAGAGACAAAGAATACATACAGGCCTAGTGAGTATGAAGAACAACCTAAGACGGAAATACTATCTACACCTAAACCTACATTGAATGATATAGTAGGGCTTGATAAATTCCTAAGTAGCCTAACCCCTAACATTAATGAAAACTTGGAAAATATGGAAACTAAAGAAGAGGTTTGGCAGGATAAGGAAAAGGTTAAAGGTAATGATTGGCAAAAGAACACCGAGCCTGTAGTAGAAGAGGTGAAACCTACAGTACAGAAAGACCCTAACCCACTTTGTAACCTTAAATTTGATTTTGCTAAGTTAATGGGAGATTTCTAAAGTGTTGATTATTAATGGGATAGCGCACGGCTCGGCAAGGCCAGCGCGCCCATGATAATATAGTTACACACTCAGTCTAAAACTGAGAGTGTGTAACGGTTATAGTGTAATTAAGTTACACTATTATATAGAAGGATTACAAAATAAATACACCTTAGAAGATGTGAATATAGGCCTAATCTAGCTAATTATTACATAACTAATTGATATATAGTAAGTTAAGGTAAAGTAGTAGTCTAAGGCCTTCAACTAGGGCGC